TCTACTCCGAAAACTTCCCAAACTATTCAAGGAACTGGAAATACGATTCTAATGGAAATGAAATTTACTATGAATTTAAAAGATGGAATGAGATAGATGACCATAACACCAAAGAGAGATGAGACAAAACTATTTTTGTGGTGGATGCGACAAGCAAATCCCAATCGTGATAGGAATCAATCAGTTGCATATCTGTGAGTGTGGTACACTTAATAACATAGGAGACGCAGAATGACACTTGAGGATGTCATAGGATGTTTTATAGTATTAGCTTGGAACGGCTACCTAATTTATAAATGGAGAAAGGATGACAAATAAAGCTTGGGATGATTATATAAAGAAGCTGGGCAAATCTAACGCAGCAGTATGGCGTGTTGCAATGTACCTACACAGTAAGAAGATGACAGTTACTGTACCCGCCCTACATATTGCAGGTTCAAAGAAAGAGTACAGAAACTTCATAGATGAGGGAGATATAATCCTGCACCGAGATGGTAAGAAAGAAATCATTGAGGTTAAACACCAATCTTTTGACTTCACGTCCCACGATGAAATACCTTGGAGCAGTATAATAGTCTGCGCTAAAAAGTCATATGATAGACACGAGGTTAAACCGATTGCCTACTTCTTGGTAAACACACAGCTAACACACGCTATCGTAGTGCCTTCATCAATGTACGAGCATTGGTTTGAGGCAGATGTATACGACAGTAGAAAGGATTGGACACAAACAATGTATAGGACTGACCCAAATAAATATAAATTTATAGAACTATGAAAACAAACTACAAGTCAAAGAGAACAAGCGGAAGCAAAAGGGTGATTAGCGATATTCGCAGTTACGCAATAGCCAACGCTAAAAAGACAAAGTTAAAATCAGAATTGTACAACCGCATAGTTCAGCTTTGCGAAAGAGATTTAACAGAGTATGGTATTGAGTACGATTAAATCTTACAATAGGAAGAGACGTCACATACGCGAGGTAGAAAAATATCTGGAGATGCTTATGTTGGACAATGTAAACCTCTCTCTTCACGCCAGTAGATTTGGCTGGAGTAATGATTTACAGAATCAATTAACTAACTCAGCATTGTTGATCCGTAAGTATCAGAGAAGGTTGAGATTAATAAAGATGTAATATGAGTGACGAAGGACAAATGATTTATGACGTTGGTGTACGCCTTGCTTGGAAGAAGAAGCGTGGTAACGGACACGTCAATATGTACCAAGGTACAAAGGACAGACCCTTTCAGTTTGTAACAAGGGCTAAGGACCTTGATGCGATCAATCGCAATCCTATTATGATAGCCAAGATGATGTCGTTTGTAGGTGCAACAGGTAAGAGTGTTTACGATTTTCACATCATAGAAGAGTTCTATCGTAAAGAAGTAAGCAGAAGCTTTTCACATAAAGAAGAAGATTATGAAAGAGAATTTGGAGAGTAAGAGTAGGAATCGTATACTGATAGAAGAGTTGTTCTCCTCTACAGAGGATGTTCTATTTGCTGATGGATATGATGATTGTATCATAGGTTTTGACGAAGCCTCGTGGCGTGTAGTGTATTCCAAGTACGACGTTATCCGCCAGTTGTTTATTAGTCACGACGAGTGGACTGAAAGTGATTGCATTGAGTTTGCCGAGTATAATATATTCGGTGCGTATGTAGGAAAGAAAACACCGATCTGGATGGAAGACTTTAATGAAGTGTATTTATAATTAACTAAACAAATAACAATGAGAAACTTTATCTATAGAGCCGAGGAGTTAAAGGATTCGCTAACACAACTTCGTGAGAACGGAGTAAGCAAAGGAGCTTGGACGGGATTTGATTCCCTGTTTGACAAATACTCCGTAAAGAAAGGTAGCACCACATACATCTATGCTGGAGCGCACCAAGGTAAATCGCAGTTCGGGTTTGAACTAATGATGAACCTATCAGAATACTCCGGATGGAATTGGGCAGTATATAGTCCAGAGACCGGATCACCTACAGAAGTATTCGCGGAACTACTTTGGGTATACCTACGAAAGCCATATCTAGTTAATGACAAGGTAACCGCATCCAATGAGGAAGCTGAAAGAGCAATGGCCTTTATAGACAAACACTTCTATATCATAGACTCTGGTTTGCAGGACCTCAGCGTAGAGGGTTTCTATACCTGCGTTAGTGAGATAGAGAACAAAGGTATAAAGATAGACGGATGCCTTATTGATCCCTTCACTGAGATTAAGACAGACGTAAGCCAAGGTGTAAGAGATGATATAGCTATTGGCCAAGTTCTTACAAAGGTTCGTAAGCATAGTAGTGATAATAACTACCACACAATAGTAACGGTCCATACAAAGCATCAGCAAGCTAAATACAAGAATGGTATACCCTATGTTGATAAGCCTACGATGAATGACATCGCTGGAGGTATGCAATGGTCTCGTAAGGGTATGATGATCATAAATGTATGGAGATGTCCCTACGGACTAGAGGACTCTAACGGAGTCCCTTATGAGCCTAATCAAGTGGAGATTACCGTAGTCAAGGCAAAGCCGAAGATCGTAGGTAAGTTAGGTAGTGTTACACTATACTATGATAAGGTGAAGAATAGATACTATGAGCTAGATGATTTCGGTGGTAAGCGTTTCGCCTATGATGATCCAGCGAAGCCTTCACCAGTTATACCAACACCATCACAAGAAGAATTAGAATTTTAATGGAAGCAGAAAGAAGCTGGGCAGAAGCCTATAGAAAGAGTTGGTGCGAAATGATTCGTGCCTACATAAAGTTCAACCTTACAGATGATGTTGAGGTCGTAGATTACAACGTTATAAAAATCAAGGGTAAGGACTACAAAGTTGACATAACGGACTACACCGGAATATCTGAGAGGTATATATTTTTCAACCCTTCCAACGGAAGAATGGTTATAGAGAACGGCGGCCGTAGAAAAGTTTATAAATTTGAGGTCGGATTGCTTGATTAATTTCATTATATTTACTATATGAACACAAAAGAATTGATTATAAAAACCTCTCAAGAGGTAACTAATCTACTCCTAGAGAAGAATGATGCTTACGGGGACTCGGCTCTCAACCCTGTAGGTATCTTCTCTAGAGGAGACGCCACCGAAAGCCTATGCGCCCGGATTGATGATAAGCTTATGCGAATCAAAAGCCGAGGCATTACCGACGCCACCGAAGATACAGTGCAAGATTTAATAGGATACCTTATCCTTCTAAAGATTGCTATACACAAAAAGAATGAGCTGGAAGAAGAATGAGAAACAACTATTTGATTATCTAAAATCAAACTACATTCCAGATCTCAAGTGGTCTGATGGGCAGTACGCCCACCACGATTGCTACTCCCTTAAGTATGAGTGTGATATAGAACTCAAGTGTAGAAACAAACACTACGACGAGCTACTCATAGAAAAATACAAGTACGAAAAGCTCTTAGCTAGAGCGCAGAAACACCTTACCATACCTGTCTACATATGTGAGACACCCCAGGGAATCTACGGGTTTAACTTGGCTTCGATGGAGGAGCCAGTATGGGAATCTAGAGGTATGCCAAAGACATCCCACTTCAACCAGAGACAATTCGTCAATAAGGAGGTGGGATATTTTCATATAAGCAAATCCAAACATTATGAGTAAACAGGAATATAAAGAGATAGACTTTACATTACCCAAGGCTCCTAGCTTAAACCAATTCTACGCTGGGCGTCATTACTCCGTAAGACAGAAATATAAAAAAGAATACAATGCAGAAATTAAAAACGTTTTTGATCAGTATGATAAATTTTTTGCTGATACCTATAAGATTGATTTGGTTCATAATACTCGCTATGATTGCGATAATGTTATTATTACCATTAAGTTTATCTCGGACTATCTTAAAGACAACGGCTATGTCACAGATGATTCTAAGAAATACTTCAAGAGCCTTAGCATTCGTGTTGCTGAAGATGGAGAGGTTATTGAGAAGAACTCAATCAGTGTTAAAATAAAGCTTTATGGATACCAAGAACTACCGGAATTGTAAATTAACTAGAAATCGTATTGACCTCTATCTATTTGAGATGGCTAGTCTTTTTACGAAGTTAGGTACAGATTCTACTATGGAAGAAATTCAATTGGCCTATATAAGGGAGAATGAATTTATTGACAAGATAGCAGAACTTGATCCCGAGAAAGCCCAATCTATAAGACCCTATGGAAATTAATGATTTTTACGAGGACATCACTCAAGGAGAAGCTGATTTAATTCTAGACCTATATGAAGTCATTAAAAAACTGGTACTATCAGAACAGGACGTCACACTTGTACGTCTGGGTTGGGAACTCGACATCAAGCCCTCAGAGCTTTCAGACCATATCGGGACCATTGTCTTAATACTAGACAAGGTAGAGAAGGAATATGGCGAGGTATGATAAAGAAAAAATAGAATCAGAAGCATTACTATCAGTACAGCAAGGTGTAATAACTAACGAACTAGGTAAGTTTATATTACAACGCAGTATTGAGATTGCCGGATCAGCATTTGTTACCGCTGGGAACTCAGAGCTTAACCAAGCTTTAATAGATGCCGCCGTAATGCGTACCTGTGAAAAATTCCTGCACTATTATAAGGAAGGCAAGTCTGCCGCAAACCTTGTTATTAGTATTATATACTCAACGATGACTAATAAGATCGTCTCACTAAACCACAGTGATGTATACGGTCAGAATATAAAAGGATATCTTGTATTTATAGAAGATGGTAAGCCCGTTACCAAATTAAAACGGTATATTAAAGATGATTATTTAAGTGAAAAATTATAATGATGGAGATTTATAACGATTGGATTTTAGTAAGTTCTGTAGGATTGATGTTTGCATTTCTATTTATCTTTGAGCCTTACGGGTTTGTTATGGAGAGAATCCTTCCGTTTAAGCCATTTAACTGCGTTCTGTGCCTTTCTTTTTGGTGTAGCCTTCTACTTTATGCTTACCTCGGAGAGAACCCCTTATACGCCATATATACAGCTTTTATTGCAGAGCTATCCTACAGGAAGCTAGTGAATGAATAATGTAAATTCTAAGACCGAGTGGGTGTTTATTTATTGGGATGAAAAAATAGAAGATGATGAAGAATCTAAGCAGTGACTTTCACTTATACTTTGAGTACAGTGAGTTTGATTCCCCAGACCAAGCGGGAAGCTACGAGCATATGAACGTAGAATTCTTAAACAAGTTAGCAAAAGCAAGAAAGATTGCGGCAATTGGTTTTAAGATTACAAGCGGATACAGAAGCCCAGCTCACAATGCTAAAGTTGGCGGAGTGAAAGGAAGTAGTCATACAAATGGACACGCAGCTGATATATATGCACCTACCTCAAGACAAAAATATCTAATTATTAATTCTCTTCTTGAAGCTGGATTTGACCGCATCGGTGTAGCAAAGAACTTTATACACGTTGATGATGACCCAAACAAAAGTGAAGATGTAATCTGGACCTACTAATGA